TGTCCACGCTGGACGTGACACAAAGTAAAGTTTTTTATCGTGATTTTTCAGGTTTGTGGTTTGATTATCGATATTTTTATCAAACGTATCTTACAACTGCTTTACTTCGTTTTTTGTTCTATCGAAAAGGTTCTCCTAGAATGAAATTAACATTTTCTAATCCGCAGTGCAACGATCATAAAGATTGCATGTGCGATTTGTTAGTTAGTGGCATTGAGCCAATCACGTCTTTTACTGTGTTTCGGTGTGTCGGTGGTGTTCCTCGTAAGCTTGCAATTATGTATGGAGAAATGACTGCTCGTTTAACACGAGATTATAGTGTGTGTGGACAGCAGGTTGTTCGTAATTTGGTTCCAAATGTAACTGCTCATCTTGATAATCTTATTCGTGCAAGTTCAAAACTAGACTCCTCAATCATTCGACCGCAATTTGAATATAATAATACTTATCGAATAACTCCTCGTGTAGATTCTAAATTTTTAGCGTCTATAACGCAGCGAATGGATAAATGGTATTTTGGGCGTTTGAGTATGAATATTGATCGATTCATATGGCGTAGTGATGCTGATAATTTAGTGCATCAAACCAATGTAGTTCCCTCATTGGTTGAGCTGGCTTTTAAGCAACTGTCTTTTAGTCATTATTGTAATGGTAAACGATATGGATATTCGAGTTGGTGTGCCACTACTGAGTCTATAACTCCTGAGAATGTTTTAGCTAATTTTGAGGAATTTTCTGTTGATAACAGTACCCGTGATGCCGGTTATGATATAGCAAAACGATATTTTCCTGCCGCTTTAAATATGTTGTTTACGAAGTTTTATGATTCGTCTCAGCATTTTAAGAAAGTGAAATTTGATTACAATCCTATTGCTTGTGTTCAGGAGATGAATTTAATGGCTAGTTCTGGTATTCGTCCTGGTGTTTCTAAGTCTTTCATTGTTGGTGATGCTGCCGTGCGAATTTCACCGATTGGCAAGAAGCTCGAACAATTACCTCATGCAATGAAGACTCATATGAACTGGGTACGTGAAGTGCGAGCTGGTGGCAGTCCTTATTTGCCATCATATTGTGTCATTAAAATTAAAGCGGAGCGAAAATGTGCATATGGTAAACCTTTAGCTGGTTTGATGAAGTTGCCTAATAAGAAAAGAGAATTTAATACTACTAATACTCTCAATCAGTTGCATTCTACGTGGGTTAATGGTCCTCGAATTAAGCTTGAGCGTGGTAATGCAATGAATATCGGCCGGAAATGGTGGAATGGTGGTGCGTTAGAGTTCGCTCGCTATTTGCATTATGACTTGAAAGGAATGCGCTGGTATGAAGGTGATTATGTTGGTCATGATAAGCATATTCGCGATTATCTTTTAATTCTTTATCAATCAACTAATGTGTGTTATTATGATTGGGAAAATATGACACCTGAAGAACAACATATTTTTTTGATTGCCAATGCTCAAGCGTTGTTTAATATGGTTGTGCGTCCGACATGTCATACTGGTAATGTCTGGCGAATATTAGAAGGTATATTGTATTCTGGTGGTAAAGAGACTAGTAGTGCTGGCTCTTTTATCACAATATTTACGTTTGCAGTCTACCTTTGTCATACAATGCGTTTATATCCCGCTCTTAGTCGTCAAATTATGCGGGCGCTTGAATTAGGTTTTATTTTGATTGCCGCTTATGGTGATGATCATTTATGGTGTGCACCAGCCGCATTGGAAAATGTGTTGAATGAGGACACTTTTGCCCAAGTTTCATTAGATTTATTTGGTATGATAATTCAAGATAAAATGGCACATAAAGTATTTTTGTCTGTACCTAACGAAACTACTGGTGAATTGTCAGTTGTTGGGCCTAAGTTTTTGAAGCGTTATTTTATTGCAGGTCCTGATTCCCCTGTGTTGCCATTTAAGCCTTGTTCTGAAACAGTATCTAAATTATTGGCACCGACCAGTGATATACCCTTTGATACATTGATTCGTGCTATTGGACAAGCATGGGATACTATGTTTACTAATCCGGTGGCATATCAGATGTGTTACTTTGTTTATAGGGATATGTTGCGTCTTGACACACGTACTCCATCACAGATATTCGCTCAAATGACTAAAGAATCTGAAAACTATCGGGAGTTAAGTAAAAAATTGGCAATTGATTTAAATATAATGTTGTTGGGGTTCCCAGATTATAATGAGCGTAGACTTGAGTTCCATAAGTGGGATGCTGCTAAAACTGATTTTCGTGTTACTAATCCTATGCCTATAAAGTATGAAAATTACGATTTTTAATGAAGAAATATACCGCACTCGACACGTCAG